CGAACCACCTTACTCCGGACGGAATATCTTACGGCCTCGAGTTATACATATTCTCTGGAAAAAAATTCGAGTGATAATAGTGGGGTGCCTCTCAGGACTCTTTATTTTACGATAACGATTGAAACTCTATATGGCCAGACTTCATCCGAAAATATAAGTGCCACCAATGCAGTACCCTCGACTCCTTCAGCACCAACTGTTACCGAGGCATTCCAACGATTAAAAATTGATTGGTCTGCTGTAAGTAATTCGGATGTCATCGGATACAATATATATATTGGAACAGGGGCGAATCCGACAACGCTTGCCGGATTTGTAAACGGTACATCCTTTCTTTACGAGGGGACTGCAGGGACAACATATTATGTTCGTATCAAGGCTGTGGATCCTTTCGGATCTGGGGATTACTCGGCAGATGGATCCGGAGAAGCTCAACATCTGGACCCAGCGGAGGCAACCACCGGAGAGATTACTGCTCCCCTTCCACAAGGGATTGTCTGGTCAGCTCTCGGAGCGTCAATCGGATGGAGTACTGGGGCAATTATTTACGAAGGGGTCACTTATTCAATATCGTCAAGTGCAGTAGCAAATAAATTCATTTATTGGGACAAGAACGATGCCCCGACGACATTTCATGGAACGGATACTTTACCAATTTATGGAGCAGATGTCTGGGTGGTAGCCATTTATATTGCTACGACGAACAGTATTTATCCGATGGTCACCATGAAAAAGATGCATGCCGCGATCCTTGAAGCGGACTCGATCACCGGAGATCTGGTTGCCGATGGAGCAATCGACACCGATCAATTGGCCACGGATGCTGTGACCTCTGAAAAAATAGGGGACGGGGAAGTTCTGGATCAACATATTGTAAGCGTTTCTGCATCTAAGATTCTGAATAATACAATCCCGGATCCTTCCATACCAAAGGGAATAAAGGAAACCGCGGCAGTTAATTTTGATGCAAAATTGACTCTTGGTAATGGTGAGTATATTTATAAAATTGTAAATATGGGTAATTCAAAAATGTTGGCATGTTCTGTTGATGGTGTATACTATTCGTCAGATGCAGGGAGTTCATGGACAGGGGTGGCAACTGATCCCACAAATGTACTCATTGATATGGTATATTGTGGGAATGGAATTGCCGTCGGTATTGATACCCTCGGTAATGTCTGGAAATCAGATGATTATGGTGATACATGGGCGGATACCACCGAGAATGCCGGCTCTGATGGGAATTGTATTGAGTATATCGGGAATGGTATTCTTTTAGCAGGGGCTGATGACGGTATTTACAAATCGGAAGATTATGGTGATAGTTGGGCACAGATCGCAGTTTACTCAGCAAATACAACAGCTCTCCTTTACCTCGGAGATGGAATTGTTATTGCAGGTACAGCCGGTATCGGTTATGTTTATCGATCCGATGATTACGGGGATACATGGACACTGGTACATACCCCAACAGGAAGTGGTGAGGGAGAAGTAAAATGTTTCTGTGAAGTTCGTGAAGGGGAAATAATAGTAAACTGTGGGTGGAGGTATCGTTCTCTTGATAACGGAGTCACATGGACTTATGAAAGTGGTACCATTTTCAATCGTATGGCAAATATGGGTGACGGTCGGGTTCTGGGTGGGGTCAATACGGGGGATGGTGGAATCTTCAAATCCGAGGATTATGGTTTGACATGGGCGGAATCCGGAAGCTACGGTTACATCTGGGCTATATGTTATGCCGGAAGTTGGGTGGCTGCCTTTTCAGAATGTGCCACAGGAGATCCGGGAATAATTTATAAAACAGAACTCTGGGGGTAATATGAAAATAAAAATGATCATCATACATCACTCCCTGACGAAAGATGGTCGGGTCAATGACTGGAATGCCATTCGGAAATACCATATGTCGTATGCTCTGGATGGGAACATCATCTCAAAAGAGCGGGCCCTTCAACTTCTCGGGCAAGGCGTCAAGGGTATCAAATATCCCTACATTGAGATTGGGTACCACGGAGGAGTTGAATTGGTGGGGGATAAATATGTCTGGCAGATCGGACGTTCGGTGAAAACAGCCGGGGCTCATACCCGGGGTTATAACAATCAATCTCTGGGGGTTTGTTTCGTCGGGAACTATGATCTGATCAAACCTCCGGAGGAAATGCTCGAACTCGGAGCCGAAAAAATTGCTATTTGGGTAAAACAATTCGGATTAAAAATCGCCGACATACGAACCCATCACGAATTTGCCTCTTACAAATCCTGTCCCGGAAAGCTATTCCCGATGGATGATCTCCGGGATCTGGTTAAGGAAAAAATATAAAATACTTGATTTATAAAATTAATCTCTTTATATTGATTCCTTCATAATCATGATATAAATGGATTCAATATGTTTCTCTTGCAATTGTTGAAATATGGATGGGTTCCGGGATCTCTCCGGGAACAATGGGATGACTGGACAGGGTATCATCTTTTCGGTCCGTTTGTTCTCGCTGAGACAACGTTCATCCTGACAAATATATTTGGATTTCTCTCCATTGGTTCCCTTGTAATAATTTCGAGTATTGTTTCTCTGATTGCCATCATCCTCTGGGAACTGGGGGATTTCTGGATGTTCTCTCAGACGTATGACGCAGATCGACTAACTACTTATATGACAAAATATAATTGTGAATCATGGCAATATAAGTTCCGGCGATTTCTATACAGAAACATATTCGACAAGCGGGGGATCTCCTCTCTTGATTTGGTTTGTGGATTTGTCTCCGTGCTTTTCTGGGTGTTTTTAAAATTGGTTTACATTCTATCCTCTCCGTAATTTTTCGGGGGATGTAATGAGGGTCGAGATCATCAGTAACGTATGGTCTCGGGTGGATCCGGATCATGTAGAGCCGATTCGGAAACTCCTGTCGTACGAGGAAGTGATCTGGCAAAAGATCCCCGGATACTCGAAGAGTCAGCCGGTCAGGAAAAGACACACCCTCGCTGGCAAGAACGGTTTCTTTTTCTCCGGATATGTTCCCTATATTAAAAAGTATTTCCCAGATGTACAGATCATTGAAAAGCGCCGAGAACATTTAGCTTTTGAGATCCAATACCCGGATAAATTGGGGAATGAGGAGGGGCGTCTCTATCAAAAGAAAATGGTTCAAATCGGTATTAAAGAGAGACGGGGAGTCATCCAATCACCAACCGGATCCGGTAAAACGTGGATGGAGGCGGCCGTTTTTTATGCTATCAATGAAAGAGGATTACTAATTGTCAACGGCCGGGATCTCTTGACCCAGATCCGGAAGTCATTCTACAAATTACTCAACTGCCCGATTGGAATAATCGGAGGCGGTGAATGTAAAATAGAAATAGTAACCGTCGCTACCATTCAATCCCTCGCCAATTTATCACCCGATGTCCTAAAACAATTTGATTTTAAAGTTGTGATAGTCGATGAATGTCATCACGTCTCCGCCAGATCCTATATGAACACCCTCCTTTCCATCGACGCCCCTTTCCGTCTCGGATTCTCTGCCACCCCGAAAGAGGAGACAGATGCACCCGGGGATTACCTGAAGGTTCACGGGGTTCTCGGCCCGATCATCGGAAGGGTTGAACATTCAGATGTCAAGGGATTCATCTCCGAGGTTGCCGTCCGGATCATTGATTACGAAGGCCCGGATTTTTCAAAGTACTCAAGCTGGCGGAGCGTTTACCAATATGGATTGGTCCGGAATGCCGCCCGGAATCTGGCGATCGCCCGTGTTGTTGCAGAATGTAGGGATGAGTTCGGAAAAAATGCTTCCATTCTAATCATGGTCACCCTTGTTGAACATGGCTTCATATTGCAAAAGCTGATCCCCGGATCTTACTTTGTTCATGGTTCCAATCCGATGCAACTACGGAATCAGATCAAAGCTCGATTAAAGAAAGGGGGAATAGTAATCGCCACCTCAGTATTTGGAGAGGGGGTTGACATTCCATCCTTGAACGTTTTGGTCAATGCCGGTGCAGGGTTATCCAGATTCCAGACGATTCAGAGAGCCGGTCGAGTCCTCCGAGCCGCTCCGGGAAAGGATTCTGGGTTGATCGTTGACTTCTTTGACGATGCAAATAAATATCTTTTAAAACATTCCCGTGCCCGGATCCTCATTTATAAAAAATTAGGTTGGTACTCGGGAGTCTGATGCCTGAGAAATTTGACATTTATGATATGAACAAATACCTCCGAACCCGGGGGATCTCTCCGTCAACCTCCGGAAAGAACGTCAGCTCCGGGTGGTTGAATATCAGATGTATGTTCTGTAAAGATCATTCCGATCATTTGGGTATTTCGGATGACGGCTTTTATCATTGTTGGCTTTGTGATTCAAAAGGTACTGTCATTCGTCTCGTACAAGAGATTGAGGGGGGAATCTCCGAGGTGGAAGCCCGATCCATCCTTTCCGGATTCCTGAGACGTCCGGAAGATGTCCGGATCCCCAGAAAGACCCCCACACTTTTATCCTTTCCGATGGGGTCCCTACCTCTCCAATTCATTCACTCCCATTACCTGAAGAAACGAGGATACAATCCAAAACAGATCGTGACGAAATATCAGATCCAAGGCATCGGAATGTTTGGTCAATATCCTTATAGAATTGTAATACCTGTTTTTAGAAATGGAAAAATGGTCAATTATGTTTGTCGGGATATCACGGGAAAAGCCGAACAGAAATATAAAGCCTGTCCGAATAAAGATGCAGTCATCCCCCTAAAGCATTGCCTATACAATATTGACTCAGTAAAGGATGTAGTCCTGATTGTTGAGGGTCCACTCGATGTTTGGCGTATGGGTGATGGATGTATCGCCACTTTCGGGACAGCCTTTACAAATAATCAGATACAGGAATTGGTAGCAAAAAAGATCCGGAAGGCGATCGTGATGTATGATGCCCAACCGGAAACAGCCATCATTCAGGCTTCAAAATTGGCTGGGATCCTCTCCGGGTTTATCCGGGAAGTTGGACTGATCAATCTCTCGTCAGGCGATCCCGGATCCCTCTCCGATGAAGAAGCACAGTCGTACCGCGAGGAAATTTTTCAATGAACGACTTCCCGAAACTGACCATCACAAGCGAGATCTACATGGCTCCGGAATTGGCCGATCTGGATCGTCGTTTGTACATTCTGATCTCTCTACTGGATCGTAAAGGAGGATGCACTGTAACCCTTGAGCACTTCGCTGATTTCTTTGACACGGATGTTTCCCAGATATCCAGAAGCATTAAAAAACTGATGGGCAGGGGTTACATTGATGTACTAACAGACAAAAAAATCCGGAAATACTTCCCGACAAAACCACAGGCGAGCAACAGATTTAAGCTCCGTTATGGAAAAATTTTGAAAAATTGTGGTTGGTATATTACCAACCAAGATCTTGATAAAAATCAAAATGATACCCACGAAAAAAGAGGTGTTCCCTATATTTATATAAATAAAATAACTAAAGAAAATAAGAAGATTAATACTCTACCAAATAGGAAAGAGGATAAATCAAGTATCTTTTCTCTTGATTTATCCTACGGGTGTAAATTTTCAAGTGAAACAGTTACCATCTGCTCCATGATTTTTAAATTGTGGAACAGTCTCGGATCGCCGCTCCCACAACATCGTGATGGTACAAAGTTGGTTGATCAAGCATGTAAGCAAATTAATACGCTTTTGAAATCCGGTGTTGATGAAAAACAAATCACTTCTGCGATCCAGACGTATCACAAATTTTTGACCTCTCCGAAAAAGGGTTTGAAAAATACGCAGGTTGGTGTCATCGTCGGATTAAATGAGTTTTTTGGATTCTCTGTTTTCCTCCGGCATCGTATGCATTCCAATTCCCCCCTTGCAAAAGAAAAGTCGTGGTTCAAGATCATTCAGGACGGGAGAGAGAAACAGTTCCTGATGAATCCCGGTGATACCTCTCCGGAGATCGAAAAGATGGTCCCGGTCATGCAAGAGAAATTCGTACAGAAATTTCTGGGAGGGATCGCCCCGAAAGTATGGAGTGAAAAGAGTCAGAGTCAGTTTCAACTTGGTTCCAGGAATCTCGTACGGATGATGAATCAGATCCGGGGGAAAACTCTGATTAATAGGACTTCCACGGATCTTGTTGATGATCTGATGAAGTCCTTGCATCGAAAATATCCGCAGGGGGGAATTGTTCCCGGACATCTCTGCTCAAAGTATACATGGGAAGTGGTGTTTCCGTCCTACCTCGTTCAACAGGCAATCGTCTCCTCCTCCGACGATCACATCTTGAAACTCGACTGAAAGGATTGCCAATAATGGAACGCCGTCGTATTGTCAATGTCGATTCAGAGGTTGAGAAAAAAACCTTGATTGCTCTGATCATGTCGGACGAAGTTTGTAATCAACTGATCCCGAAAGCCCGCCCGGAATTTTTCAACATCGGATATGCGGGCACGGTTTTTTCATGGATAGCGACCTATCACCAGAAATATAGACTTGCTCCGAAAAAGGCGATACAGGATTTATATCAGGCCGAGCGGGAAAACCTTTCACCGGAATTGTCCTCCCTGATTTCTCAGTTTCTTTCCGGACTGTCCTCCGAGTATGAAAACATGGATGACCTCCCTACGAAGTTCATTGTGGATCAGGCCACGAAATTATTCCGGGGTCGTTCTCTGGATGTGATGGTTCAGCAGGTAAAGGGTCTTTCAGATCTGGGGAAACTTAACGAGGCTGAGAAACTTCTCCGGGATCATCAGACGATAACAAAAAATTTATCCGATTGGGTTGACCCATTCTCTCCGGAGGCGATGGAGTTTCTCAATACTCAGGACGAGGATGCTGAGTTCTTTCGATTCCCCGGAGCAGTCGGGGAGTTGTTGGGGAATTGGGAACCGGGCGAATTGGTTGGCTTCATGGCTCCTTTCAAACGGGGGAAGTCATGGTGGTTGTTGGAGGCATCGATCTGGGGGATCCTCTCTCAGAGAAAGGTCGTGTATGTGAATCTGGAAATGGATCATAATAAATTCATGACGAGGATCTACTCCCGGATAACAGGAGCCGGAGATTACGAGGGAGACTACATCGTCCCATGTTTTGATTGTCGTAAAAACCAATTCGGGACTTGCAATCGTAGAGAGCGTCGGAACCGCGAGACCCTTATCATTTCCGGGAATGAGAAACCAAAATTTTCCCAGACGAGCGGAGTCAATTACAAACCCTGTACCTATTGCCGGGAAAAGGATCCGGGATCCTACGAGATGGCATCATGGTACACGGTTATCAAGGGTGATCGTCTGACCCTTCCACTTCTCCGGAAAAAAATGAAAGCCATCCGGACTTTCATCGGTAGTCGTTTTCGGGTGATTACATATCCGGCGTTTGGAGCGAGCTTGCAGGATGTTGTGGCGGATCTTGATACATTGTATTACTCAGATGGATTCATGCCAGATGTAATTGTAATCGACTATGCAGACATTCTTGCTCCTGAAGATCGGAGGATGTCGGGACGTGATGTGATTGATATGACTTGGAAGACTCTAAAAAATATTGCGGCATCTCGACATTCCCTTGTCATCACAGCCACCCAAGCAAATAAAATGAGTTCAGAAAAAAGATCACTCGAAGCAATCGATGTTGCAGAGGATTACAGGAAGCTCGCCCATGTCGACCGGATGATCATGTTATCACAGACCCCGATTGAAAAGGATGAAGGGATAATGCGTATCGGGGCGATTCAAAGACATACACAATTCAATCCCTTTGATCAGGTTCAGGTTCTGATGTCTCTCTCTCTGGGTCAACCCCTTTTGGATTCCATTCGATCCCCCCTCTCTCGGATCTCCTCCTCTCATTAAATTCCCCCCGGATCCGGATCCAGATCGCCACGGATCCGTATTTTTCTGTTTAAAAATTCCTTAATTCAATATATTAAATAAGATATCATCTTTTTCAGGTCAATATTATCAATAGGTTACGGTCGAAAGTATATTAGTACATTGATAATTATATAGATTTCTAACTAATTGATACTAAAGAATTTACCTCGTACAAAAAAAATAAAAAAAATACAAATATTACTTGATTTCTGAGCGAAAAAGATTATATTATATATAAAGAGGGACAGGAAGACGGAAAGAAAAAGGGATCAGAGATGAAGAAAGAAAGAAAAGACGAATCCAGAATCAGAGAGGCCGGGCTCCTCAACGCCGGCAATTTGATCTGGATCCTTTTCTCTCTCCTCTCTGGGATTCAAATCTAAAAAAATCTTTTTTCTTTTCTTTCTTTGAAAACTTCGAACGATCCAATTCAAGGGATAAAAAATCCCCTGATGAGTCTCTGAAAATTGAGACGAAAAAGGATCCGGATTCAATCGGATCCTTTCGGGATAAAAAATCAAATCATTCATTTAAAAGAGGAGCAAGGATCATGGAAAAAATAGTTAAGAAAATCATGGAAGCCTGGCCTCAGACATTGGAGACGGAGAGAATTGATAGTTTGGTAGCGGATTTGTTGGATAAAAAAGAATATTACGAGGAGGTTCTCGAACTTCATAATTATAAGGATCAGGAAGAAAAAGAAAAGATACAAAGAAAATTAAAACGGCTTCAGAAAAAACTTGATTTTAACGTCGCTCTCGCAAAGGAATTTAATTAACCCCCTGATGAGCTGATGAAATTTCAGCGAAACGGATCCCAGAGGATCCGTCGGGATTAATTCAAAATCATTCATTTAAAGAAGGAGCAAGGATCATGAATACCAGAAAAGAACGACAGGCTCGGGAAATGGTAATTGACGCGGTGCTTTCCGGATTGCGTAGGATGGAGAGGATCAGGGTCTCCGATTTTCGGGCGGTTCTTGAATTATATACAGGATCTTCCATCCCCGGCGAGGCCGATTATAACTGGGCGATTTTAGCATGCAAGTATCACGATCGGATTGAAAGGGCATTGAGATCCCGGGTCCGGCGGGGGGAATTGATCGAAATGAGGAGAGAAGCCGGATCACAGATGCGTTATTCATGGAAGTTCAAGTTTTAAATCTCGAAAGGAGCAAGGATCATGGAAAAACAGGATCTGGACAAACTCAGGATCCGGATGAGCGATCACGACGAGCTTTTATATGCTCGATTCCTCGCCCGGAAGATCCTCCACAAATGTGAGAGCGATGTGAACAGGATGCAGAAGCAAAACTTCCTGAAGGAATACGGGATTACGGAGGATGAACTCCTCTACATCACCTATCCGGATGAATGGAAAGAAAGAAGCAAAACCCCCTGATGAGCTGATGAAATTTCAGCGAAACCCCGGAGGATCCGGGGTCGGGATTTAAAAATCAAATCATTTAAAAGAGGAGCAAGGATCATGCGGATAAAGTCGAAAGATGCAAAGGTCGGAATGATCATCGAGTCCAGATCGCGCAAAAGCATTCTCAGAATCATAGCCGTCCCAAAAATTACAAATAAGACGATAGAGATCAGAACGGAAAGGATTTTTCCGGACCCTTACTTTCCTGTTGGCGGATTCTTTTATCGTAATCATCTTGAAACAGAAATTATCGTTCTTGACGATTACGAAATATCTAATCAGATAAGGGGTATTGATCATGAAAAAGAAAAACAAGAAAAGCGATAATCAAATGTCACCCTCTCTTGAAGTACTGATCTGGAAAGCCGTACGGAATGAGAGGCGCTGTCGGAGGAGATCAAAAACTCCCAATATGAAAAGGAGCGGGAAATGACAACCGATCAGGAAAAAAAGGAACTCACCCCCAGATCAGACAAAGGGGTGATCATGGACGCCCTCATTATATATGGGCTTCTCATGGCTTCCATTATCGGGATGACCCTTTTAATGAAAGGGGGGACGTAATGGCTGGGAGAGTCGGGGTCTGGGTTGGGGTCTTTCTCGTATTTCCTCCTCATTCTCGTGACTCAGTCCTTCACATTCAGATCCGGAGGGAGAGGGAAAAGCTCGACCCCCGCGCAACCTTTCAGGGATATGAGAAAGCGACCCGGGAATGGGTCCGGGGGGAAATCATTGAAAACCACAATCATTATCGGAAAATGTATCAGAAATTTTTTGATACTCCCATCACCAGAATTGTAATCGAATAAAAAAGGAGGATCTAAACATGGCGAGTCTGAGGTATGGAATCGAAAAACGGACGGATGATCGGATCATCATCCATGAATTTTTGACGGAGGGGGATCGTACGGGGTGGCTCCTGAATGATCAGACGGGGAAGCGGGCGATCATCCAAGCCACGGAGGTCTACCGGATCCGATACAATTCAACGAAACAAAACCTGAAGATCCGGGTGGTTCCTTTTCTTAAAATCCCCTGATGAGTCTCTGAAAATTGAGACGAAATCCCCTCCGGAGAGAGGGGATCGGGATTTAAAAATCTAATCATTTAAAAGAGGAGCAAGGAGCATGAAGATGTCAACGGCAATGCGGAAAGCGAGAGAGGGAGAGTTCGAATTTGTGGACGATCCCCGGATGGGTCATAATCTCGTCCGATATCAGACGGGAACAGGAAAGTGGAGAACAAAGGGAATACAGATCGATTCTTTTCATCCGGGCGTAATAAATGATTTACGGTCTCGGTTGGAGAAAAGAAAAGATGCCACTATCAGGTTCGCGGCATTGTTGAATGATCAATTACAATCTATGGGTAGTCATATTCGGGCACGGATGGAGACGCAACCCTCGGATGAATTATCCGCGAGTCTTCATTTATTATCATTTGATCCGGCAATGAGTTCGGAAATTTTTACCGGAACGCATATATATAGTACGGAGTTTTTACGACTGCTCATCGCGGTGGAGTTTCAGAAATTTCAGGAGAGGGAGGGGATCAATACATACGAAATTAGTTATAATAATGACGGGACGATTTTCTGGTTACGAACGATCTGATCATTAACCCCCTGATGAGTCCTTGAAATTAGGACGAAACGGATCCCATTCGGATCCGTCGGGATAAAATCAAATCATTTATTTAAAAGAGGAGCAAGGATCATGAAAAGCAAACGGATTCTGATTAAACGGGCGATTTCTTCTCGTACCGGATCTGAGGGGCCACACTGGGATCCTTATTCGTACACCGAGTACTTCGTATCCCAGAAATGGAAGCTTGACGATCACATAATAATGATCGATGTGGTCATGCATGGGGGTCTTTCGGAATGGCTCTCTTACGGAATTTCGGTCGATGGGGTCAATGTTGAGAATAAGAAAGACACCCATTTTGAAAATTATGAGGACATGATCCGGAGATTTGAAATCGTGACCGGGATGACTTTCGCGCAGGTGGAGGATCAGATCCACAGGGATCGGAATCCCCCCCGAAAATGTCCCTCTTGTGGATCCCGGAAGTTTGAGGATTCATCCGGGTTTGTAGGCGAGACAGTCATGATCTGCGCGAAATGCAGGGACATCGTATGGATGGAGGAGGTCACACTCTCCATGATCGAGTAAACCCCCTGATGAGCTGATGAAATTTCAGCGAAACCCCGGAGGATCCGGGGTCGGGATTAAATCAAATCATTCATTTAAAAGAGGAGCAAGCCATGAAGAAAAGGGAAATCACGGACGCCGGAATCAGGATCGAAGCTGACTCACAATATCAGTACGACCTCCTCCGGGAAAATCTTCAGGTACTCAATAAAGATATCCTGAAGGTTTTCAAGATCTGGAGTCTTTCCTATGAAAAGGGGATGAAGATCACCGGGCATTATTTCTGGAATCACGAATGCGGGCACATCGAGTTCATTTGGGCAAACTCCCGCTGGGAAAAGAAATCCCTGATACTTCATTACTACGGGGATAAAAAGGCCATTAATTTTGAATATGTGAACAAGGTTGAGATCCAACGGAAGAAAAGAATACCCCTGAAAAAGAACTCGAAACTAAACGCCCCAAAATTCAATTGTTAAGAAAAGAAAGGAGGACTAAAAAAACCATTGATTTTTAAAAATTGATTATTTATATTATCCCTTCATCCAATCAACCCATTTAAAGAAGGAGCACGGTATGGTACATGGTCGCCCGTTACCCGAATTGGCCACCGAGATTCAGCGGAGGGCCGAGAACAAACGCGATTTTCGCGTCCCCACAAACGAGCTTATGATCCCCCCTCTCACCGACGGAAACCTCCACCTTCACTTCAACACCGGAACCCCGGATGAATCCCTCGACGTGGGGATCAATGATCTGGCCCATCGGCAGATGCAACAACACTTCCAGATCCACGCCGATTATTACAATCGTCTCCGATCCTCCGCCCCTGACCTTCTCCGGGAAAACCTCAATTACTGGATGTCCCATGCTCCGAAAGGCGCCCCCCGTCTGGTCCGATGCCTCGACGGAAACATGCGGGCGTTTCTTTCCGGAGGGTACCGGATGATCGACAATGAATTCATCGCGGAAGCCGTGATCCCGATTCTGGGAGAACTCGGATGCCAGATCGGATCCGCGGAGATCACCGAAAAGCGCCTCTACATTCAAGCCTTCACGGACAAGGTTCAGGGAGAGGTCAGACCCGGAGACATCGTCCGGGCAGGGGTGACGATTTCCAATTCGGAGGTTGGCCTCGGATATGCGGAGGTCGATTCCATGATCCTGCGGTTGGCCTGCTTGAATGGAGCCACAACAAGCGAGGGTATCCGGAAGCGCCACGTCGGATCCCGGAATTCGGAGATCTGGGGGGAACTCCGGGACGATGATTTCTCGGATGAAACGAAAAAGATCTCGGACAAAGCCCTTTTCCTTCAGATCAGGGATACGGTCAAGCGGGCATTCGATTCGTCCCGCTTCGACATGCGCCTCCGTCAGATGAGGGCCACGGGAGAGGTAAAGCTCCTTCAGGATCCGGTGTCAACGATGGAGATCACCCGGAAAAAACTCAACCTCTCGGAGAATGAATCCAAATCCGCCTTGACCCATCTCGCTTCCGGGGGTGATCTCACGATCTGGGGTCTCTCCAATTCCATCACAGCCGTGGCGAATGAATCCACGGATTACGATCGAGCCGTGGAGCTTCAACGGATCGGATGGGATATCATCCAGATGCAGGCAAAAGATTTCGTCTTGAACGCGAACTGATTTCCGGGGGATCCCACGAGGGAGCCGGGAGCCGCTCCTCTCCCGGCCCTCCTCGTCCCCGGATCTTTTAGAAAGGAATTGAAAATGACGATTGAAATCACTCGGTCTTTTCGCTTTGAATCGGCGCATTTTCTCTCCTGTCATAAGGGGAAGTGTAAGAATCTTCACGGACATAGCTATCGGCTTGAGGTTTCTGTTGAGGGGGGGATTGATTCCAGTACGAACATGATTCTCGACTTTGGGGATCTGGATTCCATCGTAAAAGCGTCAATTATTGAAATATTGGATCATACATTACTGAATGATGTTTTTGTTGATCTCTCCATGAAAGAAAATCCTACGGCGGAGACAATGGCGGTTTGGATTTTAGACTGTTTACAAACGAATCTGAGTTGCAGTCGTTATCATCTTTCCCAGATCAAACTCTATGAAACTGAAAACAGTTGGGTGATTGTAAAGCCATAGGGAGGCAAATCAATTGAAAGGGTGTCGGCATTCGCCGGATCTGACTCATCAGGTTTTGTATCAGGAAATTTATCCGGGATCGAAAAAGAGATTACGATTGTTTAAGTGCCGGAAATGTAGTTCGACCTATGCTTCCGGATATGTAATGATAAGGGACTTAATTCAAAAGCGGCGTTATTCCGGAGGATTCAAGTTATGTTATCACAAAGGATCGATATTGTCGAGGTTTTTCAATCGATTGACGGCGAAGTCAATGCATGGGGTCAGGGTCGTAACACGGTTTTTATCCGGCTCGTGGGATGCAATCTCAGGTGCACCTATTGTGACGCCCTCTATGCGAGAGACCCGGGGAATCGCATCACAACATTGACCGTGGATGAATTGATCTCTCAGATCGTGAAAAACTATCCCCTGATGCGATCTTTTACGATTACGGGCGGAGAACCTTTCTTACAGATGGAGGCACTCGAAGAACTCTGCTCTGGCTTATGGAAGACATCCCGGATCTCCATTGAAACAAATGGAAGTTATACCCCGACAAAACGAATTCTGAAATATTGTAAAAGCATCGTGATGGATTGGAAGGATGAACATCCTCCGATCCCGGCGATCATGTACCTCCGATCAACCGACTGGATTAAATTCGTGGTTGATCAAAGCACCCTCCCTCTGATATCCTCCCACTTGGATTTTATAAAGAGAAATAAAATACAGGCTCACATTGCCATCTCTCCCATTCATGGCAAACTCCCTCCGGAGGAAATCATCACCTACATGAACAAGATCCATTTTTACGATTACCACCTGAATATTCAGCTTCACAAATTAATCCACTTCAGATGAAAGGAGCATGAGTATGGCAGGACCAAAACGAAAAGGATCCTCCGAGCTGGAGGAGATCCGGGCGGTCGCGGAGATATTTAACGATTCCGGGCTGATCGAAAGCGGGGAACTTCTGGATCTGGAAGAAACAGACCCGGAGGTTCTCGCAGGGGCGATTCTGGATGCATTCGACGACAACATCCCGGAGGGTGAGGAGGAGAAAGCCCCCAAAGAGGTTCGGGATTTTTACAAGAATCGGGTTCGTCCGGGGGATGCTGAGGAGACCGAGACCGAGGAGGAGGAGCCGGAGAAAGAAACGGAGGAGGAGCCGGAGAAAGAAATCGACAAGGACGATCCGGAAGTCCCAGCCTCGGCTCTGAAGTTGACACTTCAGGATGTTCACGAGCTCCTCCGGGAATTACTGGAGGACGTACCCGAGTCCTCCTCCCTCCAGTGCCCGGAGTACGGGGATTATTTCAACGGATCCGGAAAGGACGTTGCCGGGTTCGTTGTGGCTTTCACGACGTATGTCGGGGACCTCGTGAAAAAGAAGATCAAACTCCCGGCGAATGTCCTCCGGGCTTACAAGGCATCCGGGAAAGGACAGCTGTTCATCGATATCAAAGCAAAGCCCAAAAGAAAGGAACAAGGTACCATGGAAAAGACGGCGAAGAAAGCGGCGACGGGAACTCCGAAACGGAAGGTGGTCCCGGTGAAGAAAGTCAAGGAAGTCAAGGCGAAGGCCCCCAAAGCGCCCAAGGCTCCCAAAGCGGAGACCAAGAATCAGTTCGGTCACCGGCTCGGATCCGATTCCGACAAGATGGACAAGATGATGGCCGCGGCGGGCGGATCCTCCATCCCGGAGATCGTGAAGACGCTCAAGTTGAAGCGTCCCCGGGTGGTCGGCCATCTCCGCCATCTTCAGACCCTGAACGGTCTGGTCCTGAAGTGGGACAAGGACTCCGAGAAGGTCAAGCTCTCCGTGAAGTGATCGTCGGTTTCTCCTCTTGAATTGGATCAGATAAAAAGGAAACCCCTGCTCATGAGTGTGAAAGCGAAAAAAAACGACGCCCCTGATGCAGGGGTTTTTTCTGTTGAAGATGCGTTGTCAAATCATGTCAGTCATATATTAAAGCTATTGGGTGAAGATGTTACACGATCCGGATTGGTTGCCACCCCCCGGAGGGTCGCTCGGATGTACCTTGAAGTCTATAAAGGACTCTGGGTTGACCCTCCGGAGGTGACCGTATTCCCGAATAACGAGGATGGTGTCACTTATGATGACATGGTAATAGATCACGGTTATTTTTTCTCTCTCTGTGAACATCATCTCGTTCCATTTTTCGGGGTTTATCATTATGCGTATATCCCGAATAAAAAGATAATAGGGGCGAGCAAGATCGGTCGGGTGGTCGATCATTTTTCAGCGAGGCCCCAGGTTGCCGAGAGATTGGCAGATCAAATCATCACCTTTCTGGAAAAGAAGGTGCAACCACAGGGCTCCATTCTCGTCATGCGAGCGAGACATCTTTGTAAGGAGATGCGGGGACTTAAAAAGTATAACTCTCCTTTTGAAGTTCTCGCTTGCCGGGGATCATTCAGGAAAAACATAAAGAACTGTAAACTTGAATTTCTTTCGCGGATTCAGGACAGGAGCATCGACGTATGAAAATCGTAAAGGCAGAAATATTATGGACGAGACGCTGTCCATTGAATTGCTCATACTGTACGATGGCAACCGGGAAAGCGAACAAACTTATTTTCGGGGAATGGGAGGCCGGGTTCAAATCCCTCCGGGAACTGGGGTGCGAATTTGCCGCTTTCTATGGTGCCGAGCCCCTTTATGATTTTCATAATCTCCCAGATGTAATCGAGTTGGCGGAAGATCTGGGGATCCGGACGACTCTCATTACTTCCGGATTGGTCGATGATGTTGAAGAAAAAATACGGGAACTCTACCGATCCGGTCTGCGATCTCTGACCATGAGTTATGATATCAATCCGCACGATCGTTCCGCACAATTGAAAATGGATCGAGTCAACTCCCTCTTAAATTATTTCAATCGTCTGGGTCCGAACCGGGATCGTGCGATTGTGATCACATTACATCGTGAAAACTTTCTGGAGGTTCCGAGGATCATCCGGGAAATGAGTGAACGAAATATCTGGACGTTCTTTGATTTGATTCACTATTCAAGAGGGCAAGCCGGATCTAAGTGTGCGAAGCGGGATGTAATTCCGGATCTTATATTCAGAAAAGATGACATCCCGGATCTGATCCGGATCCTCTCCGAGATTGAAGGACTGAAGAAAAGCGGACATCTCTGCCATTCGAGTACGCACTTCCTGAATCTATTGAGAGCAGATCAGGGAGAGTTGGTACTCAAATACAATTGGAATTGTGCAGGTGATGACAATCTCTTTCCATCATGGGTAACGGTTGATTGTGATGGGAGGGTTTATCCCTGCGATGATTTCCAACCTCCCTACCGAGATATACTCGAAGCATTTCTGGTCATGAATATAGCTGAGCGGTTTGACGAATTCAAAGAGTATTGGAGTCGTCAGGTTTTGCTCAAATGTCCCGGGTGTGCATGGAATACTCACATTGATGCACATCAGATTAAAGCCGGACTTCTCCCTCTCGGAGATTACGTCCATACGGAGGAGGGGAAAGAATGAAAAAGTTACTCCTTTTTTCCGGGGGGATGGATAGTTTCATCGCCTACAAATTCATCCGATATTATATGCATCACAATGATTCCCTGATGGTTCTTTACATAGATTACGGAGGGATGTACTGCAAGAAAGAAATGGATGTCATTCACAAACTCATCCCGGAAGTCATCGTCGATGGTTCTTTATATTTGGGAGATCAGGAAGGTCGTGACGGATTGGCATTCATTCCATACCGGAACCTTTCTTTTGCCCTCCTTGCTATGAAGTATGATCCGGATGAAATCATAATGGCAGGGATGGAGGATGACAATTGTATTGATAAGACTCCAACCGCTTTTGAGGATTTCAGCCGGATCCTTTCAACCTATGGAAAAGGGAAGCAGGTAATCGTCAGTAGTCCATTCTGGAATAAATCCAAAGTTCGGGCGATCAAATGGTATCTGGAAACGATCGGAAAATCTGGCAGGGCTCTTGACCTCCTTTTGAAAACAACCTCCTGTTATGATCCACAGAAACATTATTGTGGTGAATGTCGAGCCTGTTTCCGGAAGTGGTGTGCTCTCTGGGGGAATGGGATCCGGATCTCATTTTATAACAGGGGTCTCATACAGGATTACTTTGAGAGGGCAAAGGATGGTTCTTTCTATACCAAGGAAAGAAATGAACTGATACTCAAGGTTGTCAATGAGAGTATGGGAGAAAGGCATGAGTAAGGTCCCTCTGATTATCGATATTGACGGCGTCCTTTGTAATGAGGTAGTCGGTCATGATTATAAGAATCGTACGCCACAATTAGATTCAATTACAAATGTATGTGAATATTCTGACCGGAAAATCCTTTTTTATACCGCTCGGAAGTGGAGGGATTTTTTCATAACCTTGAAATGGTTACGTGAGTTTTTCCGTTTTAAAAACAAACGTCTCCGAATGGGAAAGCCACGGGGTATAATCATTGACGATCAATCCCTCCCGTTTGTTCCGGAGCGGTATTTCCTTGAATATAATATGCATCACACCTGTTGGCGTTATAAACATGGTTGTGTACGTCCCTCCGAGGAGCATCCCTGTTATTATTGTGGATTTGACATTCCATTATCAACAAAGGAATGCCCGGAGTGTGGGGTTATGATTTGTCCGTCTTGTGGGAAATGTAATTGTAATGTACCTCTCATTTCAAGACTGACGGTTCATCAGATTCATAGTAAATATTGTATGCATTTGGATAAATGGAAACCGGGTTTTCGGATTACCCTTGACGGAATTATTGACAATGATGTAGTTAAAAATTTTCATAAGATTTTGAACAGATGTTACATATATGAAAGAGAACAGGGCAATATTCAGAGGTATAAACATGGTCGATAAATTAAAAAAGGAAAACAAGGTTGATGTATTCCTTGACTCCGGAGCCTTTTCATCGTATTCACTCGGGGTGTCAATTAATTTGCAGGATTACATCAATTACATTCATGCTCATATAAATGATGTAACTGTGTATGCGGTTCTGGATGACATTCGGGATCCCCGGAAGACATGGGAGAATCAAGCCGAGATGGAAAGGCAGGGATTACATCCCCTTCCAGTTTATCACACTGGGGAACCCCGCGAATTTTTATACAGAGCCATGAAGTATGAGTATTTCGGATTCGGAGGTATCGCTCTCGCGATCACGAAGTTGAGGCTCCAGGTTTGTGATGAGTTATTCAAGATCCTTTGTCCTGAATCGAATGGTTACCGTCCGATGAATAAGGTTCACGCATTCGGATGTACACATATTTATCTCTTGACCCGATATCCATGGTACTCGGCGGACAGTACATCATGGGTTTTGAGTAGTCGTTTCGGATCGATCATGATTCCGAGAAAAGAGAATGGCAAGTACAGATATGACTCCCAATTCCTGAAGGTCATTGCCTCGACCCGACAATTTTCAGCCGGGCGAAACAATATCCATATTCGGAATTACTCCCCGACGGAATTGAGAATCGTACGTGAGTATCTGGATTCCATCAACATACCAATTGGGAAGTCGGTGTATAAAAATATCCCCTTCACATCCGAACCTCCGGATAATGAGAGGATCATCACCAATAATGATGAGGCAATTTTCCTTGTGAAGTCCGGAGCCATTGATCGTCCTCCGAAAAAGGGGGAACTGATGGTTGAGGAGATTGTCGAACCCGGGGTGATCAATAATTTTTTATATCGGGATCAGACGAATGCCCGCTTCTTTGTTGGACTTCAGGAGCAACAACCTCCGTGGCCTTATCCATGGCATCCCACTGAACGACGTACATTCGGATTAATGAGTGGAGTAAAATAAAATGAAGATCTATCTTGCCACCTGGATGGAGGATAATCAGGGGGAATCGCTCACAAAGGCGAATGTAAAGAATCGGTTGTTATCGTATTTTTTCCTGAAAAATGGAAAGGATAATGTACTCACCGATTATGTACATCATGGTGTGGTTAAAGGAAAAAGGAGCACAGGAAATGACTCAGAACCCGGCAACGTACCTGAAGGAAATGTTCTCGGCGATGGACATGGGGTTGACAGGAAGCGACGTCGCGAAAGAGAATAATTTCTACATGATCTACGGTGGAAAGATCGCGACCTATAATGAACGTCTGGCTGTGATAGCCCGTTTTGAATATGGAGGGATCCCGGAATTCATTGCACCGACTGTGCTTCGTAATGCCCTGCTCGGAATTTCGGGCGAGAACCTTCAACTTGATTTGAAGCCTGATGGTAGTTTACATATCAAGGGTCGTGGTGCTCGGGGTTGTATCATAAAGCAGGCATCGGCCACCCATGACGATTTTGAAAAATCGATTAAGAAAATGATGTCATCTCGGTTGACATTTTTCAAAATCCCGAGTGATTTCATGCGGGGTCTTGAATTATGCTCAATCTCGGTAGAAACGACTCTTCAACAATCCATCCTTTCAAACATAGCCCTCACAGGCCGTCATTTCTTTTCCTCCGATGATCTCCGGATCAGTCGTTTTAAATTAAAGGAGCCGTTTCCTCATAAGATTCTGCTCCCGGTCGGAGGGATCATCAACAACTTATTGAAATGTGACGTCAAGCACTATGCAATATCCGCTGATAAAGTCTGGTTCATCCTGAAGGATTCCAACGACATCACCTACTGGATCCGGATCGCTTCCGGAGAATTCCCGGTGGTTAATCATTATTTCAAGGTCGAGGGATTGCAATTCACATTTCCGGAGGGGATGGAGGAGGTGGTTTCGGCAACTGCGTCCATCCTCGCAGAAGTACAGGCTATAGATAATCACATTGACATCCGGATGGAAAAGGGGAAAATAATCTGCCGGGGGGAAACGGGAGAGGGTTGGCTTGAACGTTCCATTGATGCCAACTACAAGGGAAAAGAGACATCGTTCCTGATCAACCCCAAATTTTTCTTGACGATTCTGGATCATACACATGACATCATCATCGGAGAGGAGAGGGCATTGTTCTCTCTCCCTGACGGTGACTTCGATCATGTTATGGCTCTTCCGGTGAAATCATGAAGGGATTTTTTACAAACATCGATCATTCTACGCCTCTGGTAGAAAAATTAAAGACCCAGCCAAAACCAAAGGTTGAGAAAGAACCTTGTGAAGCCTGTGGTCTCTATCGTGAGGTTCATTCCCCGAAAATGAAACCCAGAGGACGGGGGCGTCTGGGGATCCTCCTCGTTGGTGAAGCCCCCGGAGCCACTGAAGATCTGAAGGGTTCCCAATTTGAGGGAGATTCAGGGAAAATCCTCCGTGATGGCCTTCACAGATACGACCTGGATCTGGAAAGGGATTTCACGAGGACAAACGCTGTTATCTGTCGACCTTCAACCCCGACCGGATCCAATCGAACCCCATCACCCAAAGAAATATTTTGTTGTCATAGGAATCTACAGGCGACTCTGGATTTGGTGAAGCCCCGGATGGTCTGGTTATTCGGAGCGTCAGCCCTCTCCTCTTATTTCATGGATTATGATCTGGACGATAAATCGGTCCAACTGTCAACTCTCCGGAGACTCCTGCTCCCGGATCCCATTCGGAAATGTTGGGTAGTCTCTTTATATCATCCCTCTATGGTTTTCGATCGCACCGCCCGAACGAAGCCTCAATATTTGACCTTGACCTCCGGTGGGCAGTGTCACATTTTGAAAAGGCCCCCCCGGTATTCCCTGATTATGAAAAGCAAGTGAAGGTTATTACCTCTTTCCCGGAGGCATTGAACTTATTATCAACAATTCGGGATCAGGCAGAAATTACCTACGATTATGAAACGAATTGTCTGAAGCCATATACATCTGGGGCGAAGATCCTTGTTGTCGGGGTTGCATTTAATGAGAAAGCGTACTCATTCCCCCTTTATATATGGCCTGATGCACAGCAAGATACATTTAAAGAACATTGGATCAATATCCTACTGAATCGAAAGATAAAAAAGGTAGCACACAATATTCAATTTGAAGAGTTGTGGAATCGGGTACACCTCCGGATAGAGAAAAGTCAGGGATGGTGTGCTGATACGATGGTCACAGCTCATATTTTGGATGCTGAGCGAACTCATTTCTGTTCTTTGAAGACACAGGCTTTTGTGAATTTCGGGGTCATCGGTTATGAAAAGGATATTAAACCATTGATCCCGAAAAAAGGGATGAACTCTCTTGACTCTCTCCCTCCGGAAAAATTGGGTCTGTATTGTGGATTGGATGCCCTGTTCACTCATCTCTTGAAAAAGAAGCAGGATATAAAAATAAAAAATGCCGGGAAAGAGGACATCAACAAGGTATATCTGGACGGCATTGGATCCATGATCGACATGACACAAGAGGGAATGGATGTCGATCAAAAATTTATGTTCAGAGAAAAAATGCGATTAGCAACTCAGATCACTACCGGATTTAATGCTCTGATGGTGGACCCCATAATTAAAAAATTTCGGGATCAATTCGGAAGGGATCCGGCTATTGAGATGGCTTCCGACAAATTGAAAATTGGGAGTGAAGATCTAAAACGGATTGTCTATGATGTAATGAAAATCCCGGTAACAAAAACAACTGCCAAGGCCGGGAAGCCAAGTCTGGATGAAGAAGTACTTGAGGGTATTAACCATCCATTTACGAAGCAAATTATTTTCATCCGTCAACGTTTGAAGATGAAGGACACCTACCTCGGACAATTTGAACGTTGTGCGCATGAAGGGAAAATACATCCAACATTCAACCTTCACATAGCCAGATCTGGGAGGTCGAGTTCGGAGGATCCCAATAGTCAAAACTTCCCGGCTCGGAATGAGGAGGCAATGAACACAGTCCGGGGATGTCTTTCTGCTCCTCCGGGATGGCGGATCGGAGAAGCTGATCACTCCGGGTTTGAGGTTCGGGTCATCGGTGTTTATAGTCAGGATTCTGTTCTGATCAATTATATAAAGGATGAGTCAACCGATATGCATCGTGATTGTGCTGAAGGATTGTTATTTCTTCCGAGAGATCAGATCACGAAAGACATACGTCAGATCGGAAAAAATGGTTATGTATTTCCCTCCTTTTATGGATCCTATTATGTTGCTACGGCACGGGATATCTGGAAACAATTGATGTACGTGAAAAAATCAAAAGAAATATTCGCCCATTTAAAGGGGAAAGGAATCAGGAATCTACAGGACTTCACCAATCACGTGGAACAATATGAACGTTCTTTCTGGAAGAAGTTCAACGGGGTGAAGATCTGGCAGGAAAAAACAATAAAAACTTATTTGAGGACCGGACGTATAAAATATCTGACGGGATTTGATCGTTGTGGTTTATTGAGTAACAATCAACTTCTCAATACAGCCATACAGGGTACAGCATTTCAGTGTCTCTTGTGGGCTATTCCGAGGATCGCCCATCGAATGCGGCAAGAAAAAATGCAGAGTCGTATCCGGGGTCAGATCCATGATTCAATCCTCTTTTTGGTAAAGCCCGGAGAGGAGAAACAGTTACAGAAAATAGTGCTTTCAATTGCCTGTAAAGAGATCCGGGAGTATTGGTCATGGTTGAACATCCCTCTGGATATGGATTTCAAGTTCAGTGAGGTAGGGGGATCATGGGCCGCAATGAAAAAGCTTGATTTTTAAAATAAAAATATATATATTATTTATTCCTTCACAGGGTGGTAGATAATGAAATCAGATGTTGTTGGTCCTCTTTGTATCAGATATCGCCCGACCTCCCTTGACGATATCGTCGGAAATAAATCCGTCGTTATCGAATTGAAAGGGATACTTGAACGAGATCCGATGCACCGTCCGTTCAGTTATCTTTTTCATGGTCCGACCGGATGTGGTAAAACAACCCTTGCTTACATCCTTGCTTCTGAATTAAAATGCTCCGGATCCCGTAGCCTCTTTGAATTTAATGCCGGGAATACTCGGGGAATTGACACTGTCCGTTGGGTTATTCAAGATAGTAGATTCAGATCTCTTTCCGGTGGGCCAAAAATGTATTTGTTCGATGAGGCCCAAATGATGACGAAAGAGGCCCAGAACGCATTGCTCCCTCTGATGGAGGATCCCCCGACCAATTGCTATTTTGTTTTTACGACCTCGGAACCGAATAAGATCATCCCTGCCCTCTTGAACAGATGCTCTCAATTTGCGATCACTCCGGGTAGAGAATTGGAAGTTCTCGCCCTCTTGAAAAAAATTATAAAAGCCGAGAATCAGAAAACCCCGGAGAACCTTTTACTTTCCATAGCAAAAGCGGCTGAAGGATCCTACAGGCAAGCCCTTGTGATTCTGGACAAGGTAATATCAGCTGAGGGTTCTGTAAATATAAATTCGATCATTCGGTCGTTGGATGAAGCGGGAGACTCCCGGATTTTTTCAAGGGCTTTACTGAATGGTGATTTTAAAGTGGCGCAGGATTTCGTAAAAAAGATGATGGAGGAGAACATCAATGTCTACTCCGTTGTCTCTGGTGTTCGTTCATATATGGTCAAGATTTTATTCGGGGATCATTCGACGTCAAAAGGGATGATGAACTCGGCAAGTATGATCCTTGATTATTTCAACCTTGATTACTTCTCCGGGGGATATCCTCTGTTAATGAATTCCGTTTTTAAAATTTGCATTCTGGAAAGACTCCCCAGAAAATAGGTACTACACATTCCATTTATAAAGGAGCATGTCATGATTCGCAGAGAGAGAGCGAAGAAGTCCGAGAAAAAGGAAAAGGGTAAGGGTAAAGGAAAAAAGCTCCAACGTAAAGAGGAAAAACCCGAACCGACCAAGATCTCAAATTACGATGGGCTCCTCGCGGTTGATTTTGTGGGACCCAATTCTGAAATACGGACGGGGGGATTCATTTCTCTGGATATGGAAAGGCATGAAGTTATTTGCACGGGGGACAATGGTGATGAGTTGGTTATCGCCTTTGCTATCCTCCGGAAAATTTATCCCAGATATCGACGTGAAACCGAAACGGAGGATTGACCGATGGCCACCAAGAAAAAGGAACGTACGATCATGGAGCCCGACGTACTCGAGTACCACGAGAAGCTCCTCATGCTCAAGTCCCTGAAGACCGGGAAAAAGTGGACTCTCAGCACGGCCGCGAGTGCTCTGGGGATTCAGCCCGCACTCCTGCATGCCCTCCTCGTCGGACGGAATTCCGGCGTCCGGAGCGGGGATCTCCTCTCAAAGGTCTGCAAATTCTTTGACGAGGATCAGAACACATTCGACAAGAACCTGAACGGTCTGCAGTCGAAGTTCCGGAGCTGATTCCATGATCAAACGTCGTCCCATTCCGGAGAGGGATCCACTGGGGGAATTAGCAGGGGATCGCTCCATCGACCGCCATCAATTGGAGATCGAAGCGGAACGTCATCCGGAGATCTACATCAAGTGGGCACGAAGGGTCACCGATGCCACGAATGAGGTAAAAATCCTCTCGGATGCCTATGACCGACTCATCAATAAAAAGAAGGCCGAGGCAGAGAGGGCGAAGTTCACGTTTGAAAAATCCGTGGCGGAGATTGAGCGGGCGATCCGAGGAAATCCGGTGAAGTATGGGATTGACATCTCCGGGAAAAGACCTCCGACGGATGGAGTGATCTCTAAAATGGCGACCCTTCATCCCAGATACTCCGGGATCTTGAATGAATACATCGTTGCCCGGACATTCATGATTCACGAGGATGTTGTACAAGCACAGAAAGAATTGAGGGAGGCCGAGAGGACAGCCGCTCTTATGAACGCGGCGGTTGAGGCGATCAATACAAAAAGGAGTATGATCAATTATCTGACATCCCTTTATTGCAACGGATACTACACCCCGAATTTCGTGACCGGGGAAAAAGCTCCGAGTATCGATCGTTCATCACATGAGATGAGTTCGGATCTGAATAAACGGATGAGTAACCGGAGACTCCCGGCCTCACCCGAAAACGAATCACCAATACCAAGGAGGAGGTAAGTTAAGCCATGACCATCGATCGTTCGAAGATGGGGGCGAACTTCCAGTCGAATCTGAAAAATCAGAACGACAATTTGGATTCACGGAAGGGGCCCGCTCCTTACATCGACAAGGAACATGCATCACGGCCTTTCTGGAGTCCGGGGGATGGAGATCATACGATCGACATCATCCCATTCCAGAGGGGACCGAAACATCCGGATGTTGTCCGGAAACTCTCAGCGGTCGGCGACTGGGGGTACGTTTTCGATTTCTATTACCACCGGAACATCGGGGCCTCCGGAACATCGGTGATCTGTCCCCAGCGCACGTTCGATCAGCCCTGCCCGATCTGCGAGGAGATCCGGCGCCTCCGTCGGATGGGTCAGCAGTATGACTCTCTGATCAAAGACGTCGTGGCGAAACGTCGGACGATCTACAACATCATCGTCTACGATTCACCAAAAGAGGAAAAGAAGGGAGTCCAGTTCTGGGATATCTCCCATGTCTATTTTGAGAAGCAGGTCGTCCCGATCGCCAAGAAGCCCCGGCAGGGAGGGTTCGTTCCCTTCATGGATCCGGTCGAGGGTCAGAGCATCTTTTTCCAGAAGGCCGGACAGGGACTTCAGACCGAATACTCCGGAGTTCAGTTTACCCCCCGCGAGGTCGAGGGTGAATCGTACGAGATCTCGGACGAATCCCTGAAGGAAGCGGTTTCCCCGGAGAAGTTCGTCAAGGTTTATACGTATCAGGAATTGAAGGACATGATTTCCGGCGGGCTCCTTCCGAAAGAGGAGCCGAAAGAGGATGCACCCGAATCCGGAGCCGGAGCCGAGTCCGATCAGTCGGAGTTCTACGACGAACCCCGTCCCCCCAGACGGACAGCCGGAGGGGGAAGTCCGAGGACGCAGTCCTGTCCGGTCGGCGGCGATTTTGGAGACGACTTCGATCAGCTTCAGGATTGCGATGACTGCTCTCTCCGGGAAGCCTGCGGAGAAAAAGCAGGAGTCACGGCCGAGACGGAACCCGATGCATCCGAGGAGGAGGAAAGTCGTCCTGCCCCCCGGAGAAAGACCTCCGCCCCTCCGCCGAAAAAGAAGGCTCCGGCGAAGCCCGTCAGGAAAGGGCGTACCGGAAGACGTTGACCGATGGGAAACACCTGCCGAGGTTCGCTCCGGAGGACTCATACGAAAAGCGCCCGCCTCCGGAAAAAGGCGCGGCTCCGGGAAAGTAAGATCCGTGAATCCCTTTCCCACACAGATTTCAACCGGAGTGTTCGGAATGTTGATGTGATGTTAGAGCGGGAACTCTCCTCCATCCGACAGGATGAAAGGGCTTCCGATTGATCGGATGAAACGGGGATCCCATGAAACCCCACAGACCGGGAAGTAGTGGGATCCCCGGATCTCCTCGGAACTCCTGAAAATAGGGGAAAGTTGTCACAGAAAACTAAGCGGCGAAGCCGTGGGCGAGCTTTCAGGGAAAGGTCAGGGGATTATGCTCCGGAGAAAAAAAGGGTTAGTGAAGGGAAAAAAGACGTCTGATTCTCGTCCCCTTCAGGATGTTGTGGAAGATATAGAGGATGCTTTCACTCAAGAGACATTGGTTTCTGAGCACACGGTTCCCTCTCCGAATTTCGATGTAAAGAATCTGGTGAGTACCGGCTCAACCCTTTTGGATCTGAACATCTCCGGAGGGCGAGCGAATTACGGAGGGATTCCCGGAGGGATCATTGTTGAATTATTTGGTCCCCCCGGAGCAGGGAAAACGGGATTGGTAAATGAGATTGCCGCCTCCGTTCAACTCCACGGAGGGGACGTTCTTTTTCTGGATCCGGAGGGACGACTCGATCTGGAATACTCCCGGATCTACGGGGTGACTCTTCCAAAAGAAAAATACGAACAACCCGATACAGTCTCAGGGGTCTTTAAAAAGATTCAGGAATGGGAACCCGAACCGAAAAAAGAGGGGGCGGTTAATATGATTGCCATTGATTCCCTTGCCGCCCTCTCGACGGAACAGGAACTACAGAAAGGCGATCCTTACGGAATGAGGAGGGCAAAGGAATTCAGTGAGGGTCTACGGAAGGTGACGAGGATTGTCAACCAGAACAAATGGTTGATCGTCTGTACGAATCAGGAACGGGACTCCATCGGTGGGAATGTGACGACTCCGGGTGGTGTGGCCATGAAGTTTTACGCCTCCCTCCGGATCCGGATCCATCCTCCGATGCAGAACAAATACATTGTGAAAAAAGCAAAGGTGAACGGACGGGACATTGAGCGACCAATTGGGATCCGTTCTCTTGCTACCATAAAGAAGTCGAGTCTTGACGATCCATTCCGGAAGTGTGACATCGCCATTGTTTTCGGATATGGGATCGATGACGTCCGGGAAAACCTTCAATTTTTAAAGGAGACCCGGGGCCTTGACGGATATTGGACGGGACCCGGAAAGAAAGATGTCAAGGCGATGGATAAAGCCATCACTTTGATTGATCAGGATCCCAAACGAAAACAACTCATCCTCCAACTCCGGAAAGAAGTTGCGGAGGAGTGGCATAAGATAGCAAAACAATTTGAAGGCGTGCGTCGTCCGAAAGTAAGAGTGTAATCCATCCCCAACCGTGCAAACGGCAAAGGCGTCCCAGTCTTTCGGGGATGGACTGGAGGTGGGGACTTTCGTGGCATGGATCTCTCGGCGAACATCCCATCGGGAAAAGTTCGGATCGAAACGGGAGAGAAAGCCCGCCGATCGCCCCCCCTCCTTTTAAAGAAAGGTTTCAAATGAGACAGGGTGGTGGTAAAAATAAGGGTGGAAATTTTGAGAGGGATATGTGTCGTCGTCTCTCCGAATGGGCTACCGGGACAAGCGATCCGGTGGCTTTTTGGAGATCATCCGCTTCCGGAGCGAAGGCAACAATTGATCGGAAGGCCGGAAGGGTGGCGAAGATGGACGGGGACATGATGAGCATTGCCCCGGAGTGCGCTTGGTTATTCGATCACTTTTATTTTGAATTCAAGTTCTATAAAAAATTGGATTGGTCCGGATTTCTCCGAGATATGAAGTCCTGCCGAATGGAACAACGTACTTCCCAGATCTGGAAGTGGTTGAATAAATATATACCAATGGCTGAAAATAAAATCTTATTATTGGTAGTCAAAGAAAATTTTAAAGAACCGGATATTTTGGTACACATCCCTGATACTAAAAATGTAATTAAAAGGCATCAATATACTTTACTCCGGAAAAAATTATACCCATATTTTTCCTACAAAGACGCTGAGTTTATTTTCATGAGTCTGGACTATTTTTTAAATAATTTTTCCTATAAAGATGCCGAGTTCCTTTTCAATGGAAAGGTCGTCAGTGATTAAATCCATCACCATCACGAATTTCCAGAGTCACGAGGAAACACATCTGGATTTTCATCCCGGAGTGAACGTCATCTCCGGAAGATCCAACTCCGGGAAGTCGGCAATCATCCGGGCGATCAATTGGTTTGCCACGAATCGTCCGAGAGGTTTTGACTTCCATTCGGATTTCGCAGAGGATGCTCATACAACTGTGACCGTGGTTCTGGATGATGGTACGACCCTGAAGGTTGATCGTTCAAAAGCCAAGATGACATACTATATAAATGAAAAATCGTTTGTTGGAGCGAATGAGATCCCCGACGAATTCGTAAAAAAACTGAACCTCTCGGAAATAAATATTGCCTCACAGTTGGATCCTCCTTTTCTCGTAACGGATTCTCCGGGGGAAGTGGGGAAAGTAATCAATCGGATCACCCGAGCCGAGGCTGTGGATGCATGGGTGAAGGATTTGACTTCCCGCGTGAATGATGTTAGCAAAGAGATTCAAATCCTGACGGATGAGTCCTCCGATCTATCCCGGAAATTGGAGACATACAAACTGATTCCGGAGATTGACAAACAACTCTCGGTGGCTGAAGATCAGGTGGTGAAGCTCCGAAAATTGGAGGAGGATATACAAAGGCTCACGACCCTTTCCTCCGAGATCCGGACGAGAGAGGAGGCATTGTCCGAATGGTCAACCATCATTTCAGATCTTGGTGGTATTCTTAAAAAATTGGAATCGGATTTTATAAAGTATGAACGATTTGAGAAAGAATCGGAACGACTCGAAGGGGCCGTTGATCAGATCACGTCCTGTGAAAATGATCTCCGGAAGGTGACCCCGTTTATCGATATGGCTTCCGAACTTCTGGATCCGATGGTCGAGCAATTTAATCAGTACATGGAAGCATCCCGGATAATCATTGCCATCAAATCATATTGTGAAAGTCTTGCCCTTGTTGATGAGGTAAAACATTTTATTTCAGATGCACAACCCATCATTGAGTCAAGTGCTTCCTATTTGGAAGTTAGTAAATCGGTTTCACAATTGGATGATATTGTCCGCCGGATAGAGTTCGAGAGTAAGGCAATGCTCGGAATTGAGGACTCCGTACAGAAAAGCCGGGACGACCTCCGACAAACCCTCCTCCAGGTGCAACAATGTCCTCTCTGTGGGGCGCCCGTACTGGAGAAACAGATCGACTCTCTAATTGAAGGAATGTGCGGACATGGCTGAACCAATCAAAGTACCCGAGGGAAGTATTGCCCTTATGAATGATGATACGGTCGAGTTATATTTCGACTTTGGAAATGGTCGGGTGAATGTGATCACTGTGATCCATCGGGGACGGTCCCTTCATCTGTCCTGTAAGTACGGGGTCCTGAATATATCCCCGATCTCTGCTCATCAGGTGGCTGTCCGGACTTTCACGGCCCAAGCCCCTGTGAAGAAAGAGGAAAAGAATGACGGCTAAATTAAACGGTCTGGTATTCGTTTCGGATCTACACCTGACGTGGGATCCTCCGGTAGCCCGATTGGACGATATTGTCGAGACCGAGTCGGCGAAATTCCGGGAACTTCTCACCTTCGCGAAAACGAAGGGCTGTGCGGTGATCGTTGCCGGCGATTTCTTTCATCGTCCCCGGAATTGGTTGCTCCTCCTGAAAGTCCTTTCCATCATTCAGGATTTTCCGGAGGTCCCGATCTTTTCCGTTTACGGTCAGCATGATATGTATTTGTATTCCGATAATAGATCCGGGACGAATCTCGGTGTCCTGATCGCCGTGGGTCTGGTCAAGGAATTAACAGGACGTTGTTCAGAGCTTCTTGTGAATGACCTCCGGGTCGGATTATTTGGTTCAAGTTGGGGAGTGGGAGTTCCGACCACTGTACCTGAGCGGGGTAATCTGAATATTTTCGTTGCTCATGTCTCAGTCGGAGCCAAGGAAATTTACGAAGGACAGCCCGGATTTGTCCAGTGCACGAAGTTTCTGGATAATAACCCCCAATATAATTTAATTCATGTCGGGGATATCCATCAACAGTTCATGGTTATCAAGGGGGACCGGGCGATCATAAATCCCGGACCGATGCTTCGCCTCACGGCAGATGCCTCCTCCTTTTCCCATTCCCCCGGATTTTTTGTTTCATTTCCGGAGGAGGTCAATAACAAAGTAAAGTTGAATCTCCAATTTATCCGGTATGCATCTGCTCAACCGGGGAAGCAGGTGTTGAGTCGGGATCATCTCTTGTTGGAGAAAAACCGGAACGCATTCCTTGCCGATTTTGTCTCCGGAATAAAAAACTCGGATGGAATGAACTCAACGGACTTCTTTCTCATTCTGAAGGAAGTTGTGGAGGAGGCGAAGGCTTCCCCGGAGGTCCGAAAAATTATCAGTGAGTTGGCAACAAAAGAAAGGGTTGTCAGATGAGTGTCAGCGTCGAAGATATCAGCCGACGTATCGATGTGATCCGCCGGAATGTTCGGAGTGCAGAGAGTGAACGGGACAAGAAAGAGGGAGCACTCACCACTCTGAAAAAAGAACTTGAGACCAAGTTCGGAGTGAAAACTCTGGAAGAAGCGAAGGCTCTCCTCGCGGAAAAGGTGAAGCAGAGGGCTTCCCTTGAACGGTCTCTGACAACAACTCTGGAAAAGATCGAGTCCGAGTATGAACTTACTTGAGGAGCGAACCTCAAACCTCCGGGCCTCTCTTGAAAAAAGAAAGGCGGAGATGCAGATGTTGAAAGGTCAACACCGTTCCCTGTTGGCAAAAATTGGGGAACGGAAGGAAACAAGCGAGAACCTTATCTCTGCCCGGGCTATTCTGACCGAAGCGAACAGACGATCCCAGATCGCAGTTAAAGCTCGGATTGAAGGATTGATCACCCTCGCTTTACAATCCGTATATGAAGATCCCCGTCTCCAATTCATCCTTGACATGAATGTAAAACGGAATCAATGTGAAGCCCAGATGTTGGTCAAGGAGGGAGACAAGGAACCCTACATTCCGAAAGATGCAACCGGAGGCGGACTCCTTGATGTTATCTCATTCGCCGCTCGGATTGTTTTTTATAGTATGATGCCGGAGAAATCCCGTGCCCTCCTCATTCTGGATGAACCGATGAAATGGACGGGGGCTCTCGCCGTTCAGGCTGGAAACATGATCAAAGAGATTGCCCAACAGATCGGAGTTCAGGTCATTATGGTCACCCATGATGCGGAGTTGTTTGATATTGCGGACAGATCATGGGAAATCAAAAGGGAGAACGATCGTTCGGTTGTCAATCTCCTTTCCACGGGGGAAAATGTTCGTCCTTCAGTTATCCGTCGTATAAAGGTGATACCCAGTGTCAAGGTGAAGGATCCGACCTTTGTACGACGAAAGAGATCATAGTTACTATAAAAGGAGGAGCCCGGTATGTCAAAACTTAACATCGAATTTGGTGAGACGCAAGCATGGTCAATCCCGGTGACTATGAGGGAGTGGACGAATGAACTCCCCGGAAAAATACGGAGGAAGTATCTGCTTGCCGGGATGTTTGGTTCTCTCTTTTTGAAGGGAAAGAAAGAACATACCCCTTTACCCATACCGGAGCACGAAGTCAATACTTCCGGAGGGCGTGGTCTGAGGAGGGAAATACTTATCAACTTTTTGGACTCTGCCGAGGAGAGTCTCCAGTTTCTGGATGAAACATGCCCAGCATTCACAAGCCTCCCTCTGGCGAAGGCCCTCGGTATCATTCGACTTGACGATGAAAAGGTTGAGGCATGACTCCAACTGATGATGAAAAGGGGACTTTATTCCCGGACGATTTCCTCTCCTCGTCTGAAGTTTCCAAGTGGGATAGTAATTCCCCTCTGGGAAAGGCGATGACTGCAGGAATCGCGGCACTCCGGAAGGAACTCCCGGATGTGAGTATTTTTTTAGTCCTGTCCACTGGAGAGGGAAAAAAAGCGGTTGGGTCATTCAATTCACTTGAGACATTAGCCTCGGTGGATCCGAAAAAACCCATCCATTTTTCAGCCCTTGCCCATGTTGCTTTGAGCGTCCTGATGCACAGTCCAGTTACTAAAAGGATTGCACTCGAAGCTTTTACATCCGTTCTCAGGGGGGAAGTGTTGGGTAATTTTCTGGAAAGGGAATCGTTTTTTATGTTGTTTGGGCAGGCCGCAAAAAAACCCGGGGTCTACGAAAAGATCCTCCAATACATTCAGGGATTTTTATCTGAGGAGGGTTCATCAGATGACGAGATCTTGTAAGAGTCGTAGGGGTCCGGTGGAATTATCCCGGAGAACAAAGATGACACTCAACATCCTTTCCCTTTTTATCACTGCTTTGGTTCTCTGGAAAGTGACCCCTTTGATCCCTCTCCCTTTGGGATGGAGGATTGTACTCGGGATTTTTTTATCCGAGATCTTCATCACGATCGTCTTTGTCTTTACTTCATACTTTGAGAAAGAGGAGACTCCCAGATGACACACACGATCACAATCTATCTCACCCCGATCACGGTAATCATTCTCCTCGTGATCTCCAATCTCTTGACCTTTTTCGCCGGGTACCTGAAGCTCCGGTCTTTCAAGAAACAGATGATGACAACCATTGCCGGGGTGATTGGTGGTTTCATCATGAAAAGAACAGCCCGTGGGAACATGGAAAAACTCCAATACACCAAGAACTTTTATCTGGCGCAGGCCGATGTCCTCCGGGATGCCCTGTATAATATCATGATCGCCACAGGCTTGGCGGAGCTTCAGAAAAAGAAAAAGGAGAAAGGAGTCAAGAGTGAGACCCCGGATAAAAAAGGTGCTTCAACTTCTGGTACTGTGGTGGGGTCCGATGTGGCGTCCGGTTCCGGGGTTTCCAAAATATCAGGTAAGTAAATTCGGAGAGGTCCGGAATTTAAAAGGGACAATCCTAAAGAGATGTAAAAACAAATCAACCATGTATTATCCGTATATTGATTTTCGTCACAATGGGAAACGGAGAGTCATTTACATAAATAGATTAGTTGCCAAGGTATTTTTATTATGCCCGGATAATTGGGTCGCTCATCATAGAGATCGTGACATCAATAACAATTGTTTTTGGAATCTGAAGGTCATGACGGAGAGGGAGCACGATGCCTTCCATGCAAGGAAAAGAAAGGGAGGATCATCCGATGGTTATAAAAAGATGGGTCTGGTGGTTATGTCTCTCCATCATTTTTGTAGAGACCGTTTTTACCGCACAGTATTTAGCCTTTCATTTCCGGGTCCCTCATTATCCGAAACCATCGACGATAGTGACTCCGCCTGTTGGGCCCCCGGACCATGTCACCGTTATCCCTCCGCCGGAGAAACCGAAACCACAACGTCAAATGCCCGAGAACCTTTCCCCGGATTCGACGAGACTTCCGGAGAATTCCACTCCGGATTTGACGATCCCTCCGGAAGACTCGACGAGGACTCCGGAGTATTATCGGGTGGATCGGGAAATCGTTCTACGATCGATGTTGGGTCTTGTCAATATAAACCTGATGGCGAAGGGGCCCTGCATTCCTGATTCTCTGGGAGTGACATCAGTGATTTTCCCGGAGGAGAAAAAGGTCATGGCTGAATGGGAAGCCAAGTGGAAACAGGAACATCCGGGACGATACTGGCTCGGATTCTCACATGGTGCAACGATTACAGCCATCATCATCACCGTGACAACTCTGGCTATTGCCCTTCATTGAATGGAGTCCCCGGTGTGGAGTGAAAAGGATTTTTACAACGACCTCTGGCATGACATGGTTGGGATTCCATTCAGGGAACCCGGAGATGTACCTCGGAATCTGGTTGAAGATCTGGAAGTGTTAAACTGGGATCCCTCTTTTATAAAGACGATGCGGGATCGGATGATTCAGGGGTACTTCCGGTATGGAGATCTGGAGTGTGAAAGAAATTTAAAAAGGGATCCGGGGATCATGATTCGCCACCTCATTCGGAGGGCTGAGTTGTTCATGAAAACAAAGGATCGGGCCCTCCTTGCGGATCTCGCCAATTTATCAATGATCGCCTTTCGGAATTCCCGTGACCGTTCCGAATATAATATACGAAACGTCGAAACCGAAAAAGTGAGGTGTTAAAATGCGTCTGATAAAACCATCCTTCACAATACTTACCGACATCTCAAGTCTGGATGTATATCGTCTGATCGAATTGGCAGGGCGGACGGCTTATCAAAGCGAGGGGGACTCCTCTCCGGAGTATTTCATCAACAAGAAGATCATGACCCCCGGACATCTCTCGGTCATCGAGCATGTGTCGATCTCGGTTGAGGTCATTACAGATCGGGGGGTGTCACATGAGATCGTTCGTCATCGTCTGGCTTCCTATACTCAAGAGAGTACCCGCTTCTGCAATTATACGACTGGACGTTTCGGGGGACATATCACATTTATCATCCCCTGTTTCTTTCCATATTTGAAAGAGGGGGACTTTGAGTATAGACCCCCATACCTTCCGGAATATCTCGGAGGGGCGGAAAGGATCTGGTTCAAGTCAATGTTGGAAGCTGAAGAAGCTTATAAAAGTATGATAGAGGAGGGATGCCCACCTCAACAGGCTCGCTCGGTATTACCAAACAGTCTCAAAACGACAATCGTGATGACGATGAATCTCCGGGAGTGGATGCATTTTTTCAAAATGCGAACGGCTCCG